TACTACGTCCTTCTTCCAAAGCCAAACGTGTAAGCTGTTCTGCTGTGAGCTTAGGAAACTTAGGGTCAAGAGCCTGAGCACTTCTATAAGCGTCTAACAAATTCCCCATTGTCTCCATGTCATATGGTTTAGTAAGAGTTTCCATCTTACCAGTTTTTAAGTCTGGCCTACGTCCAAAGATGACATCCTCAGCAGGAACTTCTTTGTACCTTGGCTGTCCCCACCAAGAGGTTACAGGGTTTCCCTTAAACATCTTTGGGTTGCTTCTCTGAGCAGCTTGCATATCAGCAAGCCAATCTTGTGTAAACTTATGTGGAGGAAGATAGCCACCCTCAACTTGGTATGTCTTTGGCATGTTATTCCTTGTATGCGATGTCTTCAGCTTCGTCTGCCGCTGAGATGATAGTTTGCTCACCACCAACGCCAGTGATAGTAATAGACACAGCAGCCCTACCACCACCATTCTTGTCCTTCTCGAAGTGACTAAGAGGTAACAATCTATCCATGATGAGCTTCCATGCAGCCGCTTGATTCTTGTGGTTATCGTCCAAAGCAGCTCCATAGATGGCCTCAACAACCTTCTGGCTTCTGGGACTGTTTAACATCCTAGAGCGATATTCGTTTATAATTGCCTGTTCGCCCTTGGGTCTTCCAACAGCATTCCTCTTGCCCGGTGTCTTAGCAACTAGGTCTGTTTTCTTAGGCCGTCCTCTTTTTTTAACAGAAACATCTGTATTCATAAGTCCTTCTGTGCGGCTTCTATGCCTCTCTGTGCAGCTTCTATGTCCATCTGTGCATCTTCTAAGTAACTACATAGTTACTTATATGCCTAGGCTTATTTAATTATTTAATAAGCTTCCTCAATTACTTATATGTATTTATTATACCACACATCTTGTTAAATGTCAAGCTCTTTGTGTGGCTTTAATGCTACACATTGTACGATTAGACTCCACACTCTAATTTCCTTTACTGACCCATTGGTCATTATTACTTTTAGTCATATAAATCAAGGCTTTAATGCTCTTTCACTAGGCAATAATAACCCCCTATTTTAGCCCTTTTTTGTATGCTATAGGGTTCCGCATATATTGGCACAAGTTGTCCCCCTCCCCGGTAGTACTTTTGTGTTACAAAAGAGCCTTTTATGCAGGGGGTATGAGAACTTTAGAGGTATGAGTACTTATGTGGCAGCCTCTAAAGCCACCTGAAACCCTAAGTACTACAAGGCCAGGAATAACAGCCAGAAAGTAATACCTAAGAGTTACAGGGTAAACACCTAATATAGTACCTATGGGTTAACTGTCACACAATATGCCCCACTATGGTGCAAAGCTCGCACATGAAGCACCAACACAGTGCACACACACCTAAAATGCACTGACATGGTGCATAAATCATGTAAGCCTTTAGTACGTGTTTACATAAAGTTAATACGTAAGCATTACAACTGTCTCATGTCTGCAAACAAAGGTATTAACGACATGACTACTTAAGTATACATGGCACAGCCCTTGCATGTATATAGGTGTAGGGGAAGCGGTAGGTAACTACTAAGTAACCCTTCAAAGCAGTAGGGTATTAATGACACGTTGACACGTAGCACCGATACTCTGCTAGAATGAAGACATGTTGCAGAGAATGGTTCTCGGTAACTAGCAAGTAACCACAAGGAGAAACGAGAATGACGAAAGAGCAGAAAGAGCAAATACTGGCAGCACTTATTCGAATGGAGCATAAAACAACTGCATCCATGACAACCGAGGAATACTGGGCAACTGTTACCCTTGCACAAGAAGTAGAGGCACCACAATTCATAATTGAATATTTCGCTGTAAAAGCAAATAAACCTCAGTAAACTATATAAGCCCTTGAATGAGGGCTTATGTGGCGATACTGCCAAAACCAACCTAAACGGAGAAACACAATGGCAAAGACAAAGACAACAGCGGGCACAAGCCCTGAAGCACTAGGCGCGGCCTTCGCATGTGAACAGGCTAACGTAAACGGTAAGCTTCTTAAGACCCTTAAAGAAACTATAGGGGTCTTCACTGTAGAAAATAAGGCAGAGTACCAAGCAATGATTGAAGGATATGGTACTCAAGCAAAATCGCTCTACAATGCGAATACTGCAAAAGTAAGAAAAAGCGAATTTAAGAAGATATGCGACCATGCCAGCGAATCGGCAACACGCCAAACCCTGTTCAATATCATAGACAATTATGAGTCAGTGCAAAGCCTAGTCAAAGATTTAAGAGGCCTAGAATCAGGTTCAAAGGTTATCGATGAAGAGGGTAACGTAACCAAAGCCCCAAAAGAGGATAGCGAAGAGGGAGAAGAGGGTATCGAAGAGGTTACATTCTCCGATGAAGATAAAATGTTAAATAACCTAGAGATAATTCAACAGCTCTGCTATGAGAAGGGTTATAAGATGGCCTCAGAATTGATTCTTCAAGCGATGGCTAAAATCAACGAGAAGGTATAATGAGACAGAATCGGAGGGGTTGACAGCCCCTTCGATGCCTGTATAATGGTCTTCAGAGCATAGAGAAAAACCAGGGTTTTCCCTACGCTTTGTAGGTAACTTGTTAGTAACTTTTTAAGGGAGTTTTTATGTTTGATTCAATCAAGGCTTTTTTTGTAGCGAAGCAATTTGTTGCTAACCATGGCAATAGATTTTTGACGGTTTATGACATGAAGGGACATCGCCACAATGGGCAGATTGTCAGTCGTGGGTTTTTCAAGGTGTCAGTTAAGCTGGCACGTGGTGGGCAGATTGTAAAGGTTAGCCCTTCTGCTGTGGTGCATGTTCATCGTGACAGAAAGCGCCTGTCAGTACAGAAGCAAGCAATTGCAATTTGATAGGGAGTTACATATAGGTCTACAATGTGGGCTTATATGTGGCAATCCTGCCAGTTTGGAGACCATTATGTATCGTGTATTTATGCCTAACCTAAATCGTTGGATAGAAAATGTTCCTGTCACCGAGGCTGTTGTTTTCAAGGAAGAGGGCTATCTAGTAGAGCGTATGTCGTAGGAAACTTCATAAGCCCATCAATGGTGGGTTTATGTGGCAATCCTGCCAGCAAGGAGCATCAAATGACAGATAGACAATTCACAGTTACATGCACCGTTTTATTGGTGCTGGTTTGGACAATGTTATTTTTGGAGGCATATTATGCTTAGTCGTACATCAAAGCTCGGCTGTTTTAGCTGGAGCTTGCAAGCCCTTGAGACTTGTCAAGGGAGCATTGGCAAAGATGGCAAGCTTGTCGAGGTTTGTCAAGGTTGTTATGCCACACAGGGGTTTTATCACATGCCTGATGCTATTTCGTTGCGTAAAAACAACAAAGAAGACTGGCAAGAAGATGATTGGGTGGCTCGCATGGTCAAGGCTTTGTCAAAGCAGAAGAAATTTCGATGGTTTGACAGCGGAGATATTTATTCTGTTGACTTGGCATGGAAAATCCATGAAGTTTGTAGGCTCACCCCGCATGTCAAGCATTGGCTGCCCACACGTATGCACAAGTTTGACAAGTATGCCCATGTCTTAGGGGCTTTGGACAGTTTGCCTAATGTTGTCGTGCGCCTCAGTGCCGACAATGTAGAAGAGCAGATAGCAGGGACAACCACATCAATGGTTATCAAAACGCATGAGCATAGACGTGGTGTGCACGTATGCCCTAGTAGTTTGCAAGCTGGCAAGTGTGACACATGCACTGCCTGTTGGAATAAGGATGTGAAGGTTGTTGCATATGTGGCACATTCACGTAAGATGGCTAAGGTTTTTCAAATCAAGGAGATGGTATGAGCAAGTATGTACAAACAAATGCATTGAAGAAGGGGACACGTGTTGTCCTGCGTAATGGATGGGAGGCTGTGCTTGAAGACAACAAGCGTGGCAGCATACGCATGGCTACAGTCTTTGGCACGTATACAGAGATGGGCAGCATCTATGCCCACGACATTGCTGGCTATGAAGAAGTCATGTATGATTTTCAGGGTAAGCGGCAGGGTAAGGTTTGGGTTAAGCTTCCCTACATTGGGGAGAACTTCCTAGAGATTTTGATGAGGAAAGCAGCATGATATTCACAGGTAATCAGATAGGGGCAGCACGTTTGTTAACCCTTCGCACAGCCCTTAAGCTAGAGATGCAGGGCATCAAAGTTGTCAAGGGTACAACTGCGTATGCCATCCTCAAGCGAGAGGGTTTTACAGGCTCAAGAAAGAAAGTGTTAGCAGAGCTTGATGCAATCAGGCAAGACCTTATAGGAGAGAAGGAATGAAAGTGTTTGTATATTTCAATTTGCACAAGCGTGTCTTCTCTGTGAAGGCATTGGAAGGTAAGGACAAGGGTAGGGTTATAGGGCACAGAACAATGCTGGCTATAGACAGCCCTGTCTTCAAGGTGTCAGAGGCTGGAAGACAGCGTGTGGTGCGTGAGAGACGCAAGAACGTACATGCAGGGGTTGTCGGTTTCCTGACATCCTCTTATGATTGGACTAAGGAAGAGGTGAAATGGACTTCTGTGTTGTACAATCCATACGTGTTCTCTTCATTTGTAACACCACTCGGTAAGCCTGTGCATAAGGCTAGGTTTGCTAGAATGGCAATTCATAATGGCATTCCATTTGTGGAGGCTGGTAATGCGGAACAATGTTGATGGCATTGGTATATTCTTTGTGTATGTAATTGGGTTTATAATTGGGTTGCTTGTAATTAAATTCTTTAAACAAAAGGGGAAATGAAATGGGACTAGACATGTACTTGACCGCTAAGCGGTACATCTATGACTACGATGATGGAGGCAAGGCTTTGCGTGACCAGCTTGAAGACCTGAAGGTTAACGGTATGACAGTCAAAGAACTTTCATATGAGGCTGGCTATTGGCGCAAGGCTAACCACATCCACAAGTGGTTTGTTGATAACGTCCAAGGTGGTGTGGACAACTGTGCCGAATACCTTGTGTCTGTTGCAGACCTAGAGAAGCTGCTTGCTTTGGTTAATGAAGTGCTTGCACATACAAAGAAGGCAAAGGACTTGTTGCCTACAAGCAACGGTTTCTTCTTTGGCAGTGGCCTGTATGATGATGGCTATTATGATGATTTAATCCATACAAAGGCTATAATAGAGAACGTCTTGTCAATGCCAGACTTACGTAAGTATGATATATACTACAGTTCTTCATGGTAACTAGCCAGTTACCTATGATGCCCTTGACAGCTTCTTGTATGTATCGTACAATAAATACATATTAGAAGCTTCTAGTTAATTATATTAAGGAATACATATGAGATGTTATTGTTGTAATGCTGTGTTGTCTGACTTTGAAGCTACACGTAAGAGTGTTCAGAGTGGTGATTTTGTAGACATGTGTAATGGTTGTTTCTCTCATGTCAAAGAAGACATTGATGTTGTAGAGAGGCAAGACTTACAACATGTTTCAGATGAAGAAGGGTTTGAAGATGATGAACAGTGACGAGAGGATAGAAAGGTTTATGGCCTTCACAATTGCAGATTGTGTGGAGCTTGTAACCTTGATTGGTTATGTTAAATTCATGGAAGCTTTCCAGACAGCTCTCTTAACAAAAAAAGAATCCCTTCCTTTGTCACAAGAAGAGCTTGAGGTAAGACAACAAACCCTATGGAATGATTGGAAGTACTAATGGCTTTTGTTAAAACTCACCAGCCCTGCTTGTCTTGTGACAGCAGTGATGGCATGTCAGTTAATGAAGATGGGTCAACCTATTGCTTCGTGTGTAACACACACACCAAGCCAACGAATGAAGGATATATGCAGAGTGTGCCAGTAAAGCCTAATGATGGGGCTATAAACGACATCAGGGTTGCATTCCAAACCTTGGCTACACCAGCCATTGGAAGCAGACGTATAAGCAGAAGCACTGTCGAGAAGTATGGAGTGGTATCAGACACCACACACGTATGGTTTCCCTACTACGACAATGATGGAAAGCTGTTTGCAGCAAAGAAGCGAAGCATCAAGGAGAAGAAGTTTGTTACTGAGGGGGATTGGAAAGCTACCTGTTTGTTTGGTCAGCAACTGTTCACCAAGGGAGGCAAGTATCTAACCATTGTTGAAGGGGAGTATGATGCCCTTGCTGTCTTCCAAATGCTTGGCTCCAAGTGGCCTGTTGTCTCTGTGCGTAATGGTGCAGGGGGTGCAGCAAAGGATGCCAAGGAACATTACGAGTGGCTCAATAGCTTTGAGAACATTGTTGTCTGCTTTGATAACGATGAACCCGGAAAGCAGGGAGCCAACCAATTGTGTTCCATCCTTGGCTCAAAGGTGAAGGTGATGAAGGGAGTTGATGGCCTCAAGGATGGGTGCGATTGGCTCTTGGCAGGGAAGGAGAAGGAGTTTATTGACCGCTGGTGGGCTGCTGAGAAGCACATGCCTGATGGCATTGTTGCTGGCTCTACGTTGTGGGAACAGGTGTCCAAGCCCTTGGAGAAGGCAGAGGTGTCCTATCCCTTTGAGGGGCTTAACAAGCTCACCTATGGCATACGTAAGGGAGAGCTTGTAACTGTCACTGCTGGCTCAGGCTTAGGCAAGAGTCAGTTCTTGCGTGAACTTATCTGGCACATCCTTTGCAAGACACAAGACAACATTGGCTTGATGTTCTTGGAGGAGAGTGTGCGTAAGACAGGAACATCCATCATGTCTCTGGCTGCAAACAAGCCCTTGCATTTACCTGACTGTGATGCTACAATGGAGGAGAAGAAGGCAGCTTTTGATGCCACCCTTGGGACAGACAGGCTGTATATGTTTGACCACTTCGGCAGCACAGACATCCAGAACATTGTGAACAGGACAGAAGAGTTTGCTAAGGCCTTTGGCTGTGGCTACATCTTCCTTGACCATGTATCAATTGTTGTAAGTTCACAACAGAATGGTGACGAGCGCAAAGCTTTGGACAGTATAATGACTGAGCTTCGTACCTTGGTGCAGAGGACAGGTATCAGCCTAGTGCTGGTGAGCCACCTGAAGCGTCCTGATGGGGGCAAAGGGCATGAGGAAGGGGTAGCTACCACCTTGGCTCAGCTACGTGGCTCAGGCTCCATTGCTCAACTCTCTGACATGGTGCTTGGCCTTGAGCGTAATGGTCAGGCAGACGATGAGAAGGAACGCAACACCACCAAGGTGCGTGTGTTGAAGAATCGGTTTGCTGGCTTAACAGGACATGCGTGTAACCTTGTGTATAGTAAATACACAGGACGTATGGTGGAAACAGAGGATGAGAAGCTGTGAGAAAACGACAAATTTTAAGGAACATGATGGACAACATATTGCTAGGTGTTTGTGACTTTCCCTCTCTGTGTCTTCGTCAAGACTTCTTTGAGGAACATCCAGATGCCGATGAAGTTTTAATTGAGTTTCATTGGGAAGAGCCTGACTATTCTGTTGGGTTTATTGGTGGCTATTACTGGAATGCTTTTGTTAAGGGTGAAGACGTTACACACTTTATGTCTTACAAAGACACCAAGTTTGTTGATGATTCTTTACGTTCATACAATGAGGCTTACGCATGAGTACATGGTTGATAGCAATAGTTGGTGTGGTGTATTTGGTGGTGGCTATAGACCTCTTCCTAAAAGGAAACACAGGACTAGGCATAGCCTTTGTTGGCTATAGTTTAGGTAATGTTGGGCTTTATATAGCAGCAAAGGTACAGCCATGAGTGATTACGACATGAAAATTCATAGCAACCCAGACGCACAAGCGTGGGCAAAGTTTTTCATTCAGACAAAAGAAAAGACAAGCTGGCAGATTGAAGATATTGATGAGTCATTGATGCTGGGTTGGTTTTCGAACGCAATGATGGCAATGTACGATTATTTAAAGCAGCGCACATGGGTAGGGCTGACAAATCAGGAGATTGATTCATACTTTGAAGATCATGGATACTCGACCAGCGAGTATTACTATCCAATAATCAAAGACATTGAAGCCAAGCTCAAGGAGAAGAACACATGACAATATACCTCGTTGTTTTATATGCTTGCATGGGACTCGAGTGTGAGTTCTATCAATCATCAGCATATACAACTAACAAACAAGAATGTATTAAATCAGTTGAACGACAGATAGAAGAGGGAAGGGCTAATGGTTTTAAAGTTGATGGCACATGTATTAATATTGAACTAGGAACAAAGGTATGACATTAACAATTGAAGGTACATTGGCACAGCGTCAAGACACCTATGGTGACTACAGAGATGTATCTCTCACGGCACAAGAACTGAAGAGAGTTGTGCGTACACGTGGTAACTGGCATGACTTGTCTCCTCCCATGCAAGAAAGCTTGGACATGATTTGTAATAAGATGGCTCGCATTCTTAACGGCAACCCATACTATGCAGACAGTTGGCATGACATCTCAGGGTATGCTACACTTGTGGTGAAGGAACTAGAATATGAATAAGGAAACCAAATGCGGAGGCTCTTTCTAGACACAGAAACAAACAGCACACACGACCACATATGGTGCTGTTACACGTACAATGAAGATGGATATGTATGTCACACAGAAGCAACTACACTCATTCCCTTAATAGAAAACTCAGACAAAGTGATAGGACACAACTTGATAGGCTTCGATGCTGGAGTCTTGAAGAGATGTTGGGGAGTGAAGATACCAGCGAAGAAGGCGATAGATACATTGATACTATCCAGACTATACAATCCAAATTTAGAAGGAGGCCACAGTTTAGCAGCATGGGGAGAGAGGACAGGACAAAAGAAGACTGACTATGCTGAAGCGTATGTAGATAAAACTGGGTTACTAGCTAGTAACCGATGGGACAATCCAGACCTTGAGCTTCTCTATGAATATTGTAAGGATGATGTTGCTGCTTTGGTTGCAACATACGAGATGGTTACTAAGATGCTGGAGAAGGAACAGTTCTCAGAGCAAAGCATAAAGCTTGAGCATGACGTTGCAATAATTATTCAGAGGCAGAAAGAACATGGTTTTAAACTGGATATTAAGAAAGCTCAGGGCTTGTTGGCTATGCTTCAAGGTAAGATGGTGGGCATTGAGAACACCATGCAACTTGTCTTCCCTCCATACGTTGAAACAGGAAGGAAGAACAAGAGGACAGGAGCACCACTAAAAGATATTGTTACTCCTTTTAATCCTGGAAGTAGACAACAGATTGCTGAGCGTCTTGAGAAGCTTGGTGTTAAGTTTACCAAGAAGACAGACAAAGGAAGTGTGATTGTCGATGAGACAGTGCTTGTATCAATTGACTTACCAGAGGCTAAGCTTCTCTCTGAATACCTCATGCTGCAAAAGCGTGTGGCTCAGGTTGGTAGCTGGCTTGAGGAAGTGAGAGATACAGGCAGGGTGCATGGTAGTGTGATAACCAATGGTGCTGTCACTGGTAGGATGACACACAGCAGCCCCAACATGGCACAGGTTCCCAACAAGGGAAGCCCCTATGGTGAGGACTGTCGTGAGTTGTGGACTGTGGATGAAGGCAATGTTCTTGTTGG